CAATGAGATAGAAATCAATCAATCTATTTTATTAAATTCAAGATTATTTAAAATATTAAGATTTTTCAGATTAGTATAATGACAGTTATAGCTCCATATATGCTGATAGAAAATCAGTATCAAGAAGATAATCCTTTTGTTAATACAGAAAGATTTTCTCCTGTTAGATATGAGGGGGATCTTCCGGATAAAAGGGATCCTTATTTTATTCCAATAGAAGAATGGCCAGAAAAAAAGGAAGAAGGAAAAGTTCTTGAAGCTCACATAATTGATAATGGTTGGTGGCATAAACAAAAGGATAGATGTATAAATGGATATACTGTTAAGAATGCGAGAAGAGATGGTTCTGATGTAACTATTACTGGCAGACATTATTTTTATTTGAATTATGCTTATATATATGCACAAGATAAAGACACAAAGAGTAAGGTAAAAACTTTAATCAGACCAAGATTCACAGATTTAGATTATGAGGAAGCATGGGTTATAGAATCTATGTTTATTTTAGAAAAAGATAATCAAGATCTTAAAGCTCGACAAAAGGGTTATTCTTTTAAAATGGCAGGTATGGTCTTAGTTTATAATTTCTTATTTGTTCGACACTCACAGAATGTAATTATTGCCGGTAATGATAAAGACTCTGACAATTTATTTTCTATGTGTGTTAAGATGATAAGAAACATGGTTAATACTCAGTTTTATAAAGAGCTTATTATTGACAGAGATGATAAAATAGAGGCAAAACATTTTGGTAGTTCCATAACAAAACTTACTGCAGGAAGTATGGGGCAACAATCTGTATCAAGATTTTCTCCGTACTTTGTTGTATATGAGGAGGTCGGTAAATGGGCACAGGGGCTAGTAAGAGCTACTAATGAATTTGTTCAACCGGCATTGTATAATGAAGGAGTAAAAACAGGATATTGTATTTATATTGGAACCGGCGGAAATATGGATGGTGGAGCAGCTGACTTAGAAGAGATATATTATAATCCTTCTGAATATAATGTATTAGAGTTTCCTGATTTTAATGAGCCAGAACACATGAGAAGGAAAGAAACTGTTGGAAGATTTGTTCCTTCATGGATGTATACAAAGATTGATAAAGATGGGAATTCATTAAAAACAGAGAGTATAGAATATCACAAGAAAATAGCGAGGACAAAAAATAAAGAATCTGAAATATTACATTGGGTAAATCATCCTATATATGCTTCTCAGGCATTTATGATACCCGGAGGTGGATATTTTGGAGAAACACTACAAGGAAAATTACTTGAGGAAAGGAATGATATAATATCTAAAAGAGAGAAAAGAAATGTTCAATATGGCAATCTAATATGGGTAGATAAATTAAATTGGAATGCAGGAGTGAAATTTGTTCCAGGTCCGGATGATCAGGGTAGAATGTTAGTTGCAATTACTGAAAGACCAAAGATAGATACTAAAACCGGTAAACCTTATGTAAATTTATATAAACAAGCAACAGATAGTTATGATAGAGATGAGGCACAAACAAGTTCTTCAAAAGGTAGTTCTGTTATAGGTCATGGTTTTTTAGATGCAGATACTCCTAGCAATTATCCTGTAGCAAGAATTACTATCAGACCGGAAACGTGGAACGGTGGAGCGGAAGCATTTTATGAAGAGGTATTGAAATTAAATATCTATTATGATGCTATAAATTTGATAGAATATTCTAATCTTCGTATCTTTGACTTTTATAAGGCTAAAGGATTTAATTATTTATTAAAGGAAAGACCGCGATTGATGATAGCAAAATGGATACAAGATAGTAAAGTAGAAAATACTTATGGAATTGATCCAAACACTAAACATCATTGGTTATCAGAATTAAAAGACTATTTGATAGATAATAATACTTATGGAAAGATTAAGGAAATAAAAGATCCGGAAATACTAATGGCATTAGCAAAATTTAAATATACTCCCGGCAAAGGAAGATATAATTGTGATTTAACAATTTGTATGGCATTATTATCTGTTCTTTTTGAAGATGAAAGGGAGCTTGAAGTTGTTAAGAGTATGGAGACAGAGCAAAGGAGAAACCCTTCAATTAAATATAAGAGAGTAGGAAACGCATTTAAAGTAATACATTAAAAAATATATATATGTTAACAATAGACGATATAAACAATAAGCATTGGATGAAGCAATATCTCCGTAATGTTAATATGGCAATTGGAGATGGTTCTTCGTATAAAGAAAAAGAGTTAACCTGTTGGAGTATGTATTATTCAAAAATGAAAGATACAGACTATGCTTATTTAACTAAATATGGAGATTATGATATACCGGTTAAAGTAAGATTTGTTTCTATTGTAAGACCAAATGTAGATTATTTGGTATCAAAATATTTATCTAATCCTTTTAATTTCTCAATAAAGACTGTAGATAAAAAATCATTAAATGAAAAATATTCGATGAAAATTAAGATGATGGTTGATGAAATGATAAATGGTATTGATGAAAAATATTTAGCATTACAGACACAAATACAAATGATTACTGATAAACGTCAGGAGTTAATGATGATATTAGAGCAGGAACCCGAGAGCGAAGAACATGCTCAACAATTAGAAGAAATTAAAAAGCAAATGCCTTTAATTCAAATGAAGATGCAACAGATGACTAATGCTCTTCAAAGAGAATTAAAACATACCAATGAGCAAATGTCTAATGCTGATATGTTAAGCCGATTTAAACCTAAAGATATTAGAGAGGATTTAGTTCAGAAAAAGATGGTAAATTTTTATGAGAGTGCTGCATTAGCAGAAACTCATAAATGGACAATGACAGAAAAATGTGTTACAGGTAGACCTTATATTTATGTTGATATTGTCGATGGAGAATTGATATATGAATGGAAAGAAAGCCATACAGTATTTCATTCGAAAAATTCTAAAGTAAGATATACCGAAGATGGAGACTGGGTAGCTTATGAGGAATATTTAAGTTATGATCAAATATTAAATCAATGGGGGAAAGAACTTACAGCAGAAGAAATTAAAAAGCTTGGATCTTTTAATCCTAACTTAGAAAATTCTAACAGAATTGAGGTGTATGATAGTGATGATGAATCTGAGGGGGCAGCTAATTATGTACAAAATTATAAACCTACAACATCAAAATCAAATATTAGAACAGTAAAAGTATTTTGGCAGGTGTCGGTAGAAATTCCTATTATACATTCTAAAACTAAAGATGGTAATTTTACTCATAAAAAGGTTGTCAAGAAAAAGGAATTAGATGAGTTTAAGAAGCGTAAAAATATTGACCATGAAAGAGTATCATTGAAGAAGAAATATAAGACGTATGCTTTTGAGGGAACGATTATAAATAGAGATATAATGGTTGGTGTAAGAAAGAGAGATCATCAGATATTAAAATCAGGTCATACAGGATGGAATCAATTACCAATTATTGGAGATGGTTATGATGATGTAACAAGAAGTCCATATAGTTTAATTTGGGCAACAAAAGATCTTCAAGCGTTGTATCAAATAATAGAATATTATGAGGAATTGTTATTAGTTATTTCCGGAGTAAAAGGTTTTTTAATGGATAAAAGCCAATTACCAAGTGGAATGAATGAATCTGAATGGTCTTATTATAGAAAGTTAGGAACAATATTTATAGAGTCTTTTAAAAAGGACCGCAGGCAACAATCTAATTTTAATCAATTCCAAACATATGATGATAGTTTACCGGCAAGTATTCAGTATTTGGGAAACATGAAAGATAGAATTTCTCAAAGAGTAGATAATATTACTGGTGTAACTAGACAAGCAAGAGGAGAGATGCAAGAGAGAGATGCAGTTGGCAATAGTAAATTATCAGTACAGGCAACAAATATATTAGCTGATGTATTATTTTGGGAACATGATCAAATTGTCCGGAGAGCATTATCTAGAGCATTAAATTTATATTGTAAGTTTATAGGAAAGGATGGAGAAACCTTTTCTATATTTGATAAAGCTCTTGGAGAGTATGATACAATAGATATTCCAAAAGGATTATTGGATGGTAGAGATTATGATGTATTTGTAATGAATAATAACAAAGATCTTCGAGATATAGAGGAAATGCGTCAGTTAATTGGGGCTGAATATCAAAGAGGGAATATAGATATGAAGGGAATGATAAAAATATTCCAGTCAACGTCGATTACTGAAATGAGAATATTGGCTGAGAAAATGTCTGAGGAGGCTATGGAATTGAAACAGCAATTAATTTCAAATGAAGCAGAAGCTCAAAAGGAAGTGGCACAATTTGAGAATGAGTTGGCAATGAGATTAAAGGAGGGAGAATTGCAACTTAAAAATTTGGACAATCAATTAAAGCAATATGAGTTAGATTTGAAAGATAAAGATAATGAGATTAAAAATCAGCTTAAAGAAAGAGAGATGCAGAGTAATAATTTCTTAAAGGCTTTAGATATTGTTACTAAGGACTCTTTAGAGAGAGATAAATTAGATGCAGAGATTAGATCAACTCATGTAGATCAGTTGATTAAACAGGCTGAAATTATGGTTCAAGCAGCATTAGGACATGAAAAGAATATCGTTGATGATAGAAAGCTGTCGAAAACTGTTAAAAAAAATTTGTAAATGTAAATAATAATTACATATATTTGTAAAGTTAAATTTTAGTATAAATTAAAAATTAAATGAAATGGAAATGAAAAATGTAAAAATTGGAGAACATGCTGAGCAGGTAAGACTTGCTAGAAACTATTTACTTGTAAGGTTTATAGATGTTCCTTTGGAGAAAAAGAAGTCGTCTATTATTCGTTTAAATCAAGAAGAGAAGGATAAAGATGTTACGGAAGTTGATTTAAGAGATTTTAAAGGTTTTCATCCTAATATGGCAGAAGTAGTTGTAGTAGGAGAAACTGATAATATTCCGATTAAAGCCGGAGATATTATTATTCATTCTCAAAGGTTACGATTTAAAGACGTAATGCAAAGTATCGAGAGGGTTATTGTTGACAATGAGATTTTATTCAGAATTACTACCGGAGATGTTGTTTGTGTAGCTAATCACTATAGAGACTTCATTGATGAAGGTAAAATTGTGAATAAAGATAAGTTTAAATTTAAACCTAAAAAATTCTAAGTCATGGATCCAAAAGAAAAAGAATTACAAGAACAAAAAAGGCAAGAGGAAATTGCCATGAGGTTAGAAGCTACAGAGGGTACTTATGAAGATATGATAGGAGATAAAGGTGGAAATGAAGGCGGAGAAGAAGATGGAGGAGAAGATTTTACTCCAAGTCCATATTGGGATTTAATCAAATCTAAATTACCTGAAGAAGAAAGAAACGAATTTAAAATGCCGGAAGGTATAAGTAAAGATAACGAGCAAGAATTTCTTGATAAGCATTTCGAGAAGATATATTCTAAAGGAGAGGTACAGGGAGTAAATATTGAAGAACTTCCTCCTTTGGCTAGAGAGATATATGAGAAGTCAAAAGAAGAGAATTTTGATCCTAATGCTTATTTATCAGATAAAGCAAAATCATTATCATGGAAGAATAAAAATGATGATGATTTGTTAGTTGATGACTATATAGAGAAGATTGGTATTCAGTCAGAAGAAAATCCGAATGGATTACCAATTGAAGAAATTAAAAAAGGAATTGAATCTTTAAATGTTCTTGAAAAAAGAGAACGAGCTAATAAAATCAGAAAAGAAAAAGAAGAGAGCGAGAAACACTTACAGTCAAATTTTCAAGTCAGTCCAGAAGCGAGGCAAAAAAAGATTGATGATTGGAATAGTACTGTAAAAACTACTGCCGAAGATTTATTTGAAAAGGAAGAGAATTTAAAAGAATTACGAGTAATTGCAGGAGTTGACTTGGGCGAGGCAAAGGTCAAAGCATGGAAAGATAATTTTATTAAAGGATTTTCAGTCAATGAAAAAGGAGCAATACATTATCGCGATTTACTTTTTAATGATGATAAAGTATTAGCGAAGGCTATTTTATTCTTAGAACATGAGAAAGATATAGCAGAAGCTTTAACTAAAAAGTTTGGAGAGGGTAAAGATATCATATTAGATACTCTTGATCTTAAACCAAGAAGAGAAGGAGGTTCTGTAAAGGATGATGTTATGACAGACGAGGAGATTAAAAATAAATTAGACTCTCCGCATTGGGATTAGATTAAATTTTAAATTTTTTAATTATGAGAATTTTACCAGGCCCACCGCAAGGGTATGCTAATGAGACAACCACTTCTAATCACTTGATTAGACATGCGGTTAATATGCCAACATTTTTGGCAAAAGTTCCGGCTTTGCATCCGGAAGAAACTCCTTTTACATCTCTATTATCAAAGAGAGGAAATATTTTTGGATCCAATGACTGGACAAAAGTGGCTGAAAAAGGCTACAAACAAGTAGGAAGTAAAGAAGTTAGATGGAGTATTAAGGGCTCTAACAAAAGATTGATGAACATTGTTCGTGATTCTGTATGTGAAGAGTATCCAGATGAGCCAGGAAAAAATCAGTCGGTAATTCATATGTATCTTGATACAAACTGGGCATCTCCAAGAGATGTTTGTGAATTGGCAGACAATAGAACTTTACTTTGGAATTATGTTGATGACCTTCCTAGAGAGGTTGAAGCTGGTGTATGGCATTATAAATTTAAACTTGTAACAGGTGTTAGAGAAGAATCAGTTGATCCTGCTCTTTTAAGAGTTGGACAAGACATGGGTGTTGCTTATAACATGTATGAGGAGCTATCTCAAACTGCTTCTATATGGATAGAGCATAATGGTGTTCCAATGTGGATTACTCACCAAGAATTGGAGATGATGAAACGTTGGGCAGAATACAGAGAGTATCAACTTATTTTTGGTAAGGGTACTGTATCTGAAACAGGAAAAACCATTGCTACTTTAGAGAATAGTAATATTGAGGTTACAGCCGGAGATGGACTATTGAATCAGGGAGATGGTATTTGGAAGATGCCTTATCAGAAACTTACCACAAGTGTTTTAGAATCTATGATGAATAACCTTATGGTTTCAAGTTCTTATAGACATCAAGATACAGCTGTTGCTGTTGTTTGTGGTAGAAGTTATTATAATGCGTTTATCAAAATCATGAAAGATGTTGCTGGACACGATCCTAAAGTAGTTGTACAGACTAAAGGAGGAGGAAAAGCTATTGACATGGACTATGAGTATTACAAATGGTCAGGTGTTAAATTCTTCCCAATACCTTGGAAATTCTTTGATGATATTAACAGACCAGGTAGAAGATATACTGATCAACTTGGAAATAGACTAGAGAGTCATAGAGCAATCTTTGTTTCTCTTGGAGATATTGCACCTGATCAACCGGCAGTTGAGTTGTTAGCTCTTGGAGATAGACAATTTAAGAAAGGTTCTGTTTATGGAATCAACAGAGGCGGAGAAGGAATGTCAAACTCTATTGATGGTGAACATACACATATCTTGAGTGAGACCGGTATTGCTAACAGAGATCTTGATGGTATCGCTGAAATGTATATACCAGTAGTGAATAATAGTAGGTTCTTTATTTCAAGGAGCTAAGTATAATTTTAATAATTTAATGTTATGAATAGAGATAGAATCATTAGAGTAATAGGGTTGACAAGACCTTATAAGAGAGTAGGTAAAAGCTTTTTGTTACCTCCTTTGCCTGATATGCAAAGAGGGGGAACTCCTATGACTGGTTTAGAATTGTTAGAGCCAGAAGTTGTCAAAAATTTAGATCCTATGGTTAAGGAGAGAGCGTTAGAAGGATTTGTTATCAATGATGGAATGAATCTTGATTTAAGTAATGATTATGATTTTCTTGTTTATCTAAGGTGTTTGCTTTATGGTAATGA